AAAACAAATTAGTGAATGCCGTTTGACGCGCAGTTTCTCGCTGCATCTCTTTGAGCTTCTCATTCAAAAGCAAATCTTGAAAAGAGCCAGCTCTTGCTTGTTGATAACCTTGCTGGCCAGCCTGCAAAGCTCCACCAAGTGCTTGGCCCATGCTGATGGGAGTAGTGCTTCGGCCACTGGCCTGAAGCAATGCGCCAGCTGCTGACAGCGCAGCATTACGGCCCATAATCTTGCGCTGCTCTTCTGACAGTAGCGCGTCAAGACCTGATGGTGTGCGACCCATACCGCCACCAAACAAATTGCCTAGATTGCTGAAGTCAAATTCATTAGCCATATTGCCACCTTATTCCAATAAACCTTTGAGGCGTGTGCTGACCACATCGCCCCTGCTCATCATGTTAGTTGATCCTGTGCCTGGTGCAAGCAAAGACGCCGCACGCATGGCGCGCCTTTCCTGACCAGGCTTGATGGCCAGCTCGGCCACCGGTGTTCCGGCCCTGTCCATGGCCACCGCCACATTGTCAAACCCCTTGGACTGATCATGCGCATAGCCAAACAAGGCCATGCCCACATCCTTCTCAGAACCCTTGTCAATGATCTTGACCTTGGATGGGTCACTGGTGATCACAATGCCCCTGCTAGTCCTTGCCACTGTCAGCCCGTCAGGGATGCGTGAGGGCATAGGTGATCCAGGCGTGATCAGGATGGTGTCACGCTTGCTTGAGGGGTCAAGCAAAGCCATGAGCTGCGCATCAGCGTAGCGTTGTGGCTCTGGCGTTGGGATGTTTGGCATGTTAGATGCCAAGGCCAAGCAATGCACCAAGGCCAGCACCCATTCCGCCGCTTATGGCGCCACCAGTCAGGCCAGCCAATTGAGAACCAGCCAATGCACCGCCCAGTAGGCCAGCACCGACATTCTGGCTGTACGGGGTTGTTGTACTCATCCCAAGATTTGCAGGCTGTGTGCCTAAAGCAGACTGCACCACGCCAAGTTTTTGCAGGCCAATGTTTCTGGCTGCATCCATTCGTTGCTGCTCTTGGGCCTGACGCGCACCGCCAGCGCCCATGACCGCTTGAGCGCCACCAAGACGCAATGACTGCTGCTGGGCCGCAAGGTTGCCAAGCTGGCCAGAGCCAGCCAAACGCAATTGAGCGCCTTGCATACCGGCTTGCTGGTTGGCAATATCTGCCGCTGATCTACGGCCAATGTCAGCCTGCTGCATGGCCATGGCCTGATTGAATGCCTGCTCGTTCAGTCTAGTGCCAAGGTCGCCAGCCTGCTTGGCATAGCCAAGATTGGTCAAGCTCTCGGCCACGCCTTGGCGTGATCCACCAAAAGCCTTGGCAGCCGCTGCACGCTCACCAGTTTGCTGGACAGCTGCTTGCCGTGAAGACTCCAAATCGGCCAATGCGTTTCTTCGCACAAGCTCTGTATATGGATTCATGTAACTGCCAATCGAGCCTGGTCCACCCATGCTCAAGTTTGTTTGCTGGGCTGAAATTTGACCAGGCTGATAGACGCCGCCAGCAGCCGCCATCTGCGCTGCTAAGTCTGTGCCAGATATGCCTGGGCCAGCAAGGGCCGTGTTAATCAGAGCCTCCTCGCCTGCTTGATACATCGGGCTGAAGCCAGCAAACTGCTGTACCGGCAATGCTTCAGCGACCCCTTGAGCCTGACCAAAGTTTGTTAAGAATGCTCTCTTGATATCTGGATCAATAGAGCTTGTTGATGTTTGACTGCCGCCTTTAGACATTTTGTGTTCCTTTAATCTAAAAGAGATTTGATTTTTTTGGCAGGGATTTTGCCTTCGTTGATCATGTCCAAAAGGCCACGGCCATATTTCTTGACAGAGGATTTTCTAATGACATATTCGCCAAGGTCTAGGTACTTGGCGCCATCATCGGGGCCTGGGGGGTTGTAGCCCCAAACGCTAGTAATCAAACCGCCGTTAGCTTCACCACCGCCGCCATCACCACCGCCTCCACCGCCGCCATCACCACCACCACCACCGCCATCACCACCGCCGCCACCGCCGCCGCCACCGCCATCGCCGCCTGCTCCATCGCCACCGCCTTCGCCGCCACCAGCGCCGCTATCACCTCCGCTGTATCCACCGCCATCGGCGCCAAATCCTGCACTGTCGCCGTAGCCACCACTCATATCTCCACCAAAACCAGACCCAAACCCTCCAAAGCCCATGCCACTCATGCCAACACCATCGGCAGCAGCCATTCCCGCTTCAGCAGCAGCAGCGGCACTCATTGTTCCCATATCACTTACATCAATACCTGGGTTTGCTGCTTGGGCCAAACCAGTTATGCTGTTTGCCACATTGCCATCGGCCACTGCACCAGCGCCGCTGTTACCCATGCCACTCATGCCAACGCCGTCAGCAGCAGCAAAGCCGCCGCTATAACCGCCACCACTCCCGCCGCCATCACCACCGCCACCACCAAAACCTTCGCCATAACCAGCATAATTGCCTGATGGATTTGATACCAAATTGCCATAGGGTTTATAGCCGCCGGTAGGTGTAGGACCGAGCAGGCCGCTGTAAGGACTTGCAGCGTTGGCAGCGTTCATTCTGGCCATGATCTGCGCGTATGGTGAACCCTCGCCAGAGACAACATAAGGGTTGTACTGAGCGTTTGCTGGTATTGATTGATAGTTGGCAAAGTTCTGAGCAAAGCCTGGCACAGCAGTTTGAATTGGCGCCTGCGTATTGCCAAGACCAAGTGACTGCAAATATGCTAGTAGTTCTTCGTTTTGTGTGGCCATATCTATTCCCTTAAAGTTCCTTTGCCATTACAGACCACTGTGGGCTGTAACCTTCGTCTTTTAAAAATGTCTTTGCCCAGCCCTTTCGGCCTGCCAAAGTCACCCTGGTGCAGCCAACAGACTTGCCCCAGGATTCGATCAATGGTCGCATCCGTGAGAGTTCATCTAGGTCGCCACCAGCCAAGAAGTAATGCAAATTCTTTAGCCTAGGATAGACAATGATCTCTGTCAACACCACCGAGTCCTTGGCTGGCCACAGCTGTAATCTGTGATCCTCAACCATCTCGGCAACATCGTCAAAATTGTGTGTGCCTCCACTGTATTCTAATGCGGCCACCACATGGTGGCGCAGCCTCTCCAATTGTTCTTGGTCGCTCATCGCTTTCCACTGGCCACGGCCTCAAGGCGCATTACCCCCACCCGCCAGTCAGCCAGCACCGCCCCAGTCACTTTCATATTGACTTGGCGCCCAGAAAACCTGACAGAAGTTGGGTTAGCTGCCGTATACGGGCCAAATGTGGATTGTTCGCCTGTGGGATAGATTCTGGTTTTAAATGAAACCACCGCCTCGCCCAAAGTCTGCTCGTCTGGCACGACTTGGCGCACAGACATGATGTTGTCGCCATTGCCAATCTGCACTGGGCCAGACTCAGCGTAGACGCTGGCGCTGTCATAAGCAAAACCCACCTCATGCTCATAGATGTAACTGTCAGCTGAAATCATCAAGGGGTTGGTAAACACACCCGCATCAGTGCCAGCAGTTCTGCCCAATAACCCTATGTTCCAGTGCTGCTCCCTGTAGTTGTAGGTGACATAGCTGTCATTTTCGTTACTGGAGCTGCTTGGGTAATACCACCAGATTTCACCAAACTTGCTGTTGTGGACAGCATAGACTTTGGATGACTGGTTAAAGTTCATGTTGCCAAAGACGTAGTCCGACACATCGCTTGGCAGTGGCTTGACGTAGCCGTCATAAATCCAAAAGCCAGACTTGCTCATCCAAATGGCTGCCGTATCAATGGCCGCCACAGACTGGGCAGATATCAGGCCGCAGCCACTTCCAGCCTTCTCAAAGCCATAGACAAATGGGGCGCCAACGTACTGGGCCGTGTGGACATCCACATCTGTAAACAATAGGTTTACACCCTTGACACGCTTTCCAGCAAGCAGAGTCCCAGGGGTGGCCAGCTCATAGTCGCCTGCTTGGTTATCACCAGCTGGGGTCCAGACTGTATTGTTCTCTTGGTCTGACCACTGCACCTTCCTTGGGTTGCCACCGGCGCCAAGGGCAAACAAGATGCGCTCGGAAGTGACAAGCAGCGCCTTGTTGCTCGTTGGGGCATTGGTGATGACAGCTGCTATTGTGGGCGTTGAAAATCCAAGCTGCCACTCGTAGAGCTTGCCATCGGCGTTGGAGCAAGCCACCAGATATTCGCCCCATGTGTCCATGGACCATGTCGTGGCCGGTGTGATGGTGGCGTTGTCTGGGCGTGCAACACCATAGGCAAAACTGCCATAGGTTGAATAGCCATAGCCGGTCTTGATAATTGCATCGGCCTCGCCAACAGTAAAGCCTGTGGGTGTAATGTCTTTGAGTGTTCCGGCCTCATTGAGCGCAAGCAGCTTGGAATGCGTGCCAGCTGCAATCCACCTGTCAGCAGTGTTGTCGCGCCAAGTCAGCAGCCCTCGGCATGAGCCTGTTAACTGGGTGGCTGACTTCTTTCTCCAGCCGCCCATGGGCCGCAAAGTATTCTCGTACCAACGCACAAGGTTTGCGTCATACCATCGGCCTGCTGCCTGATACTCTGTGCCGTTTCTGTAAACGCCTGGA